ACTTCATTCACGTAATTTTCATAAGTATCTGAAACACTTGAAACCAACTCAACATAAACTTTCATGTTAATAAAACCCTCTCTGTATTCCCTAGTATGCTCTATAATTTTAAGCATGTATGGACTAAAATAAACTTTTCTATTTTCATTCATATAGTAAATAATAATATTAACACAAAACCTATTATTGTTAGTGCCAAAAGTCTAGCTTTATTTTCAGTCATATTTTTTTATGTGTTCCAGCTTGCCAAAGCTCTCTTATTTCTATTGGCTGCAAGTAATCCCTTTTAACTCTTTTCATAGTCGCAGCAGCCGTAAGTGTATCATAGTGCCTTGTAACTATTTGAGTTGGCCCGGTACCTTCCAATTTAAAGCGCACATACCATCCAGCAGGCTTAAATTTTTTCATAATTATCACCCATTATAAACGGTTTATACTCTCTACCTTCATTTACTTCTGATAGTTCTGCGAGATCCCATGAAGTTCTAGCATCATATTTGCAAGTAAAAACGCCTATATCTTTCAATATATTAAAAGATTTATTAAAATTAAAATAGTATTTCAAATCTTTTCCAGATTGCTCACTATAGCATTGCAAGTGATATTCTAATTGCGCTTTTAAAAAGCGGTCAACGTATTTTTTATGCTCACTTTTAAAAACATAAACGGTATTTTTATCACCAATGCCATATTTAGACATATCGCCAGATGTAGATACTAAACAAAATTTATTCATATTTACCCCCTATGTAAAATATAATGTTATTAAATCTGCTATAGATTGTAAACACCCTGTAAAAAAGAGCGCAACAACTATAAAAAACAATATGATTGGTATATGTTCACTCATAACAAACCCCCTATTAAATGATCTATTGTAAACACCACAACGGCCACAGTAATAGCTATAACTATCATTGTAGCAATATTAACTCCTCCGTTCATTCTGATACCTCCAAAAACATATTGCATATATCGAAGATTATATCGTCATCTGCATTAACTTTTGCTCCATCAAACCAGTCCATATACCAATACTCAATGTAGTCTATTTCTTTAGAATGTTCGCATTTAGTATATATTCTAAATTCATCTGATGGACCGCCCCAAGACAATTGAAAACGCCAATAACCTTCGCTTTGGTCGTTAAATGTATAAGGCTCTACATAGTCAAAAGATAAGCCTCTTTCATTCATATAACTGAAAAAGTCATCATAATCAGATAAAGAAGTATTTTCAGGACTATATCTAGAAGTCTCTTCTATATCGTAGTATCTCTGAGCTTCAATAAATTCCTGAACTAACTCATCGTATTCAGCCTGAACTTTATCTGCGCAAGTCTTTTCTTTATTAATCGTATTCATAGTAATTTACCTCCGTTAATTAGATATAAACTTCATTGTCTATATCTCATGCCGCCAAACTAAGTTGACGGCATAAGCTAAAGACTTAACAAATTTCATTTGCTAAAGCTATTAATTGATTAGTAGCTTCATCTAAATTTAAATGCTTAACTTCATGCGCCAACTTATTGAATGCTTCATCTTCCATTAAATGATCAAAGGAACACAAAGTTTCACCTTCAATAATAGAAGCAATTATATTTAATTTGTCCATGTTATTGGCCCTCCACTAAAACAGTTTCAAGTCTTCTAGTATCTATATGTTTAAACACATCATGAAGTTTATTATCGGCATATCTTCGAGTATACATATACATATAATCTTCTGGTTTAGTCATTAGCTTTAAAGCAATAGCATTATTAAAAGCTAGCTTATGATCTCTGAGAAATATATCATTTCTTACTTGTTCCATGTTTACCTCCTTGTTTAATTAATATTGTAATTAATAGAATTGAATTGTGGCAGAAATAAGGCAAACAATAACTAATTTTTATACTTAATTTAGTACCGGATATACATTCTCTACACCCAAAGAAATAGAAATAAACAATCAAATTATTCAATTAGGGCAGGGATATAATTCAAAATAATAGAAGGCCATAACGTAATCTAATTATTTGGCGCATTATCTATGGACCTTAACATAACATATATTATACGAATAAAATTATTAGGTAATTACGGCCCTATTCTATCCGGAGTAGGGGGTTTTTGTCTCCTACCCCACTAAATTATATATGCCGTACTACGTATATATATTAACCTGTGTAAACAGATAATCAAAATAGGGGGGTTTTATTTACAAACTCTATTAAATTAATTATAGCTTATTGGCATAAATGGCTACAAAACTGCGTACTATCAAAGAGGATATAATCTCTTGGGCTATAGACCATGTGGAAAAGACTGGGGATAAATTTCCTATCTGTCCATACGCAAAACAGGCTAGATTACGCAAACAAGTCAAAATACTCGTAGTTGATGACCATGAGGACTTTTTAAGACAAGTTACAGAGCAGGCAGGGGTTTTATTTCAAGAACGCTTAAAATTGATTATTCTAGCGTGTTCTGACATGGAAATGACATCCGATGAGCTACACGACTATATTCATGCTTTAAATCACGTTTATGTGCCTTTAAACACATATCTAATGGCATCCTACCCTGAAGATGAGGAAGAGGAGTTCATGGAGGGTGATTGGGAGCCAGACAACGAATTCTTTATGGTACTTATCCAACCATTCAAAGAACTAGAAGATGCCTCGGCACATCTAGATAAAATTGGATATTATAACAACTGGAGTCAGGATTATTTCTCTGACACCGTACTTAAACGACAATCATATAGGAGGTTGTATTATGGTAGGAATGAAAAAAAGATCAATGAAGAAGCGTTCCAAGAAAAAAGGAATGAAGAAAAAGAAAAAAAATAAGTAGGAGACACTATGGCTAGAGGAATGAAAAAACGATCTAAGAAAAAAGGCGTTAAAAAATCTAAGAAAAAGACCATGAAGAAGAAAAAAGGTCTTTTAATTATGATGGGTTAATGGCTAAGAAGAAGGCAGTTCCAACTAACAAAGCACTGTATGCACGTGTAAAAGCAGAAGCTAAGCGTAAATTTAAGGTATACCCTTCAGCTTACGCTAATGGATGGCTTGTACGCACATACAAAAAGCGTGGCGGTAAGTATAGGACTGCATAATGGCTAAACCATCTGGAGGATTAACAGCGTGGTTTGGTAAAGGACCAAAAGGGGATTGGGTTGATATTGGAGCCAAAAAGAAAAAGGGCAAATTTCAACCCTGTGGTCGTAAATCTGCTAAAGGTTCAAAGCGTAAATACCCAAAATGCGTACCAAGATCAAAGGCACGTAGCATGACAGCATCACAAATTAAGTCTGCTGTATCAAGAAAACGATCAAAAGCACAAGGAGTGGGTGGTAAACCAACTAATGTGTCAACTTTTGCAAGGAAAAGAAGAAATGCCAAGAAGACTAAGTAAAAAACAGAAAAAAATAGCTCAAATTGCTGAGCCAAGAGACAAAATAACAGCAGCAGACTTTGCAAAACTTCGTAATCCGAAGAAAATGCAAAATAAAAAGCGAAAGTTTATGGTTTAATGTCCATAAATTATCGTGGTGAACGATTTTCTGGATATAACAAGCCCAAAAGAACACCTGGAAAGTCAAAAAAGTTCGCTGTACTTGCAAAACAAGGCAAACAGGTCAAATTAATACGTTATGGAGACCCCAAACTATCCATAAAGAAATCACAACCCAAAAGACGTAAGTCATTTAGGGCTAGACACCGTTGTGATACTGCACCACCGTCAAAACTAACCGCAAGATATTGGTCTTGTAAGAATTGGTAATATGAATCAAAAAGAACTCGTAAGAATTGTAAGACAGCTACAAAGACAGTCTCGACTAAGACAACCTCGTAGAAAAAATATGTTTTTTGACCAAAAGGGTGTACTTGGAAAAGGCGTACAAAAGAAATATTCAACCGCATCAATCGGTGATTTAATGAAAAAAATTTATGGTAACAGGAGAAAAGCATGAAGAAACTAAACGAAGTAGTTAAATGGTTACAAAGTTATGAACTATGGGATATTAAAGATTACACCATAGCCATATTAGCAGCCATTTTTCTTGTAACATTTATGGTATCGTTTGCATAATGCAAAAAGGTGGAAAAAGACCAGGAGCAGGTAGACCTAGAGGTGTCACCGCAGGAACTAAGCATCAAAGATTAGATGCAATGCTTAAAAAAGGTAGTAAAACACCTTTAGAGTATATGCTGAACATCTTGAACGACAAAAAAACATCACCTGAAAAAAAGATGTGGGCTGCTGAAAAAGCTGCACCATTCGTACATCCACGACTAGCCTCTGTTGACCAGAAGGTACAGGGCGATAAAGACGAACCATTAGAGATAGAAGTTAAATGGAAGGAATAGTTTGAAGATTGAAATACCTTACAAACCACGACCCTTACAAAAAGAATTACATAGCAAACTAAAAAGATTTAACGTAATTTGTTGTCATCGTAGGTTTGGCAAAACTGTATTTGCGATAAATCACTTAATCAAAACAGCATTACGAAAAACTAATCAACGACTTGCATACATAGCTCCTACGTACCGACAAGGTAAAAACGTAGCGTTTGACTATCTCAAAGAGTACACACAACCACTTATGACATTAGGTGGTAGTAGACACGAAACAGAACTAAAGATTGATCTTTGGAATGGTTCCAGAATACAAATCTTCGGAGCAGACAACCCAGATGCACTACGTGGACTAGGATTTGATGGAGTTGTTATGGATGAATTCGCTTTGATGTCTCCTAGAACATGGACTGAAGTTGTTAGACCTGCTGTCTCAGACAAACTAGGTTATGTGATATTTATTGGTACACCTATGGGTCACAACCAATTTTGGGATGTGTATGACCTTGCCAAACGAAGAGGTGGAGATTGGAAAGCTGTATTATACAGAGCATCAGAAACAGGTGTTATTGATGCAGATGAGCTTGAAGAGGCACGTTATACGATGCCAGAAGATCAATACGAACAAGAATTTGAATGTAGTTTCCAAGCTGCTGTATCAGGATCTTACTATGGTAAGCAGATACAAAAAGCTGAGAAAGAAAATCGAATAGTAGAAGTAGAATACGATCAAAACATAGACGTAGAAACATGGTGGGATTTAGGGATCGGTGATTCAACTGCTATTTGGTTTGCACAACGTGTAGGAAACGAAATACATTTAATAGACTACTACGAAACATCAGGCGAAAGTCTTGCACATTATGCGAATATCTTGGAAGACAAAGCCTACAATTATGGTAGACACATCGCACCACACGATATTGTGGCACGTGAACTTGGAACTGGTAAATCCAGATTAGAAGTTGCACAAGAATTAGGGATAAATTTTGATGTTTGTCCTAAGTTAGAAATACAACATGGTATCGAGTCGGTAAGAAATACGCTAGATCAGTGTTGGTTTGACAGAAACCGTTGCAAGGTTGGTATTGAATGTTTGCGTCAATATCGAAAAGATTATGATGATAAAATGCAAACATTTAAAAATAAACCTCTACATGACTGGAGTTCACACGGAGCAGACGCATTTCGTTATGGATGTGCGATTGATCCTGGCACTGCAAGTCAATGGACAACAGAAATAAATATTGATACAAGGTATATAGTATAATGGCAAAAGGAAAACCCTTAACAGAACCAGAAATTGCAGCAGTACTGCAATCAGAAATTCATTCTTCACTTGGATATATTGGTTCTGATATTACGAACCAAAGACAAAAGTCACTTGAATATTACTTCGGTGAACCCTTTGGAAACGAACAAGAAGGCAGATCACAAGTAGTTTCAACAGATGTTAGTGACGTTATTGAAAGCATACTACCTACATTACTTAGAACATTTGCAGCAAGTGATGATGTTGTAAGATGCGATCCAGTTTCAGCAGAAGATGAAGAAGTTGCAAAACAAGCTACTGACTATCTTAACTATGTGTTCAATAAAGATAATGATGGTTTTGTTTCTTTATACACAATGTTTAAAGATGCACTAATACAGAAAAACGGTATTGCAAAAATATATTGGGACACATC